CTGTGCTACAGGTGCTGCCTGTGCTGCAGGTGCAATCGCTCCAGGCATTACACCAGGCATTACACCAGGGTTAATTGGAGCAGCAGGAGCAGGTGCAGGAGCAGCGGGTGTCATTGGTACAACACCAGGAGTATAAGGAGCACTTGGTGTAACTGCGGCAGGATTGACTTGACCATACTGTTGTGGTGCAGCGTAACCAGAAGATGCACCCTGTGCCTTCTTAGAAATTGCGTCATTGAGTTGGCGTGCCCAACCTGCGAAATCTACAATACGTAGATCTGTCATTTGAGTAAACACATAGTTACCATCAATTGGACATGGTGCTGGTGAATACGCAGACTTGCTGTAATTGGGGAAGTATGAATTTCCATCATTACTTTGCTGCAGACTTACGACGAGGTTAAAATTAAAACCAGCATTAATGTCGTAATAATTCATAGGCGTATCCACACCCTGAATGCGATTCTTCAGAGTCTTGGAGATGTCCATTACACATACCCGTCCATTACATTCGGGATGCAGAGGATCATCAAGTACACAAACAGGAAGCACCCATTTCTTAGAATTGGGATAATTAGATGTTGCAGTATTCTTTTCAAAGACTGCTTCATGTGCAACACCATTGGCAAAACCAGGAAGGATACGAAGTTGAATGGTGACTTCACCAATCTGTCCAATCTTTTCGTAGTCCTTTTGAGTTACAGGTTTATACCAAACACTAGGTCGATCAGAATATGACATTGTCTTTCTCCTTTAACTTTCTCAGATGAATAAAGTATAACAGATATAATCTCTTTGTCAACTAGTTTTTTTTATTTTACGTCAATTTCTTTTGCAATATTAGATACAACACCGTTCGTACGATAAGAAGATATCGCATCACTCGTTGCACAATATGCATGTTTACATGAGTTACCACTCTTACCGAGTTTAGAACTGCGTGTAAATCCCAGAGATGCACCTTGTTGAAATGCGTTAATGTCTGATGACAGAAAGATAAACTCCCATTTCCATTCATCCTCTTGTTGCTTCACAAGCGCTTTGATTTGATCTTGGGTATATTCTGTACTTGTGTTTTCTGCGCCGTCTGTGAGTATAACGAAGATAACCTTTTCTGGTTTCTCGGAATCGTCTCGTTTGGTGAATATCTCACCGATACCCATAATAGTTCGCCCAATGGCATCGTTAAGTGCTGTACACCCGCGAGGAACATATGTTTCTCGCGTAAATGCTTGAACCTCAGTAATCGGAACTGATTTATGAATCATATCATATTGATCATCAAACATAACGATACTGATCCGCGCCTCATCTCCATCGAGATCTTGTTGAGATTTTAAGAAGGAGTTGAATCCCCCAATCGCATCATCGATAATCGACATCATAGATCCAGATCGATCCAATACACAAACAATTTCTGTTAATCCTTTTTTAGACATCTTATGCCTCCTCATCTTCATAGGTAACGCTTGATTGAACATTTGTATGTACAACACCTTTGGAGTCACCCATTGGTTTACTTACTAGATACAGACCTTCTGTAATGTGTTGATTAATAATTTTTTGAATTCTTACGTAATCTTCCCTATCATTGCGCTCAAGTGTGAACATTTCGAATGGGATAGCGACTTTGGTGAGTTTATAAAACTTCATGATCTGTTTCAGTTTGATTGCTGCAAATTCAACCATGTCACTACGAGGAAGCAAGACCCAACCAGGAAGGACCGAGTTCTCTTTGAACTTATCCTGAAATCGCTGATAAACATATAGGTTGGGATTATGGGCACGAAGACTTGTTGGTGCCACAGGAAATGTGATAAACTTTGTAGGTATTGGTGTATTTGGAATACTACCAAGTATAGCGGGGCAATTACCGTACCTTTCGACACCTCCTCCAAGATCTGTGAGAAGTGTGGGGCACATTTGAGCAAACGATTCAAGCATGCTGCCCTTCTGTGCTGGATAGGATCCGTCCTTCTTCTGGTAACACGAGACTGGCAAGCAGATCAACTCGAACTTACCTGGATCACTGAGGATATCGTGACGAATTTCTTTCATGAGGTTCTCCAATTGGGAAATAGTTTTGTCCGTATTATAGCACACTTCCCGCGCTTGTCAACTAGTAAATCTCGAATATTGTAAAATAATTATCGCGGCAAGTTGTTTTGATAAACCTTGTTACATCCCCGTACCATCATATCTTCCTCAGTTTACTACAGGTTTCTAGCTATTTTACAATAGTAACTAGTAACTAGTAACTAATAGTAACTATAGTAACTAGTAACTAATAGTAACTATAGTACTATAGTAACTTCTATTGATAGGAGAAATTGGCGAAAAAACTTGGTTATTTGATTGACATTGGAAAAAATTATGATATGATAGACATCCGAGGAGAAAATATGCGAATTTATGGTATCGATGCGAGTTTAAAATCAACTGGACTTTGTATTCTAGATGTAGAATTCAATGAATCCGATAGAGATTTACTTTATAAATATCTCACAAACCCTGCACCAGTAACGACTAATGATGATATTAAGCGATTCAAGAGCATCGTTCGGGTCTGTTTATTGACTCAAATCAAGTTCCCGAAGATCCTGGAAAAGAAACTCGCTAAGACTCGAAAGCGAATTCGAGACGCTTTAAAGGTCGGAGAACCATCCATCGTTGATATAGACGAAGTCCAGCAGATTATCAATCAACGGATTATTGACCAAGTAACCGAAATAATCAAATTTCATCATCAAATGAATCCAGTCCTGACCCTCATTGAGGATTATTCTTATAACTCACAAGGATCGCTCACACAACTCGCGGAAATGAAAGGTCACCTCAACTGCACAAAGGATTTTAATATTTATACAGCGTCCATTCCGAGCGTTAAAAAGATCGGTTCGACGAACGGAAATGCAAATAAGCAAGTTATGTATAAGATGATACAGAGATACCCATTAGACGTGAATCTGGACCCCGAGAGAGACGATGAAATTGATGCGCTGGCAATATGTCTATCAGCATTTTATTCTATTTATCATCGTGTATATGGATTTACATTTGAAAAAACAAAAAATGCAAAAGAAAAAGCACAACAAAAATCGTGGATCAAATGTCTTGAACGTTTCTCTGATCACATTGGTAATAAGTGTGAACTAGAAAGCATGATCTAATGTATAATGCATCGAATGATGAAGGCGGTAAAGTTAATAGAGAACATTTGATAACTGGTTTTCGGTTGGTCCTAAAACTAACACAGGATAAATTTATATCAACATCTAAATCAAATATCGATAAAAATTTTGATGTATATTTAGAGACACTGATTACCAAATCCTTTAGTCCCAAGGATATTTTGCATTATATCAACTTGATAGGATCTTCTGAACTGGTTTTTACAGAATATTACATAGAATATCTCGTATATACTTACATGGTGGAGTTGGTAAATAAGGATTATCACCGGTCGTTATCTAAAATACACCAGTATGTTGAAAAGAATCCATTAATTAATAATGATTGTGATGCAGAAGATATCTTCACGAAAGCGTGTGGGATATTAATTGGTGTATCTTTAGAAAAACTTATTGACTATCATGCCAATATCGTGTATACTCTATGTATCGATCAAGAACATGATGAGTTTGCTATGAGTCAATTGATCGATCAAACAATTATCTATAATAAAGATTACACGCACGTTCACTTCACTACTGCTCGTGCAGGATATGTGATACAACATCTATTTGATAGGGGATCAAATATCGATCCTGTAATGGCAATTTATGCAATAGATAAAATTCGAGAGGGACAACTATGAGTAGCGTTATTAATGATCAATTTAGTCTGATGGAAAGTGTTGTACGGTTCACACCAACTGTGAGTATCCGTTTTCTTGCTGAGGAACTGCGCCGATACGGAATCAAAACTAACAAGACGAATGATAAGGGTAAGGTCATATTCTTTCAGAGTGCACACATTGTGATGTCATATAACCAACCCAGTGATGAGGGTATCTCGTATCCTTCGTATGGTATCGTAAGTTTCAAGGATCTATTTAAAGTTATTGGTAAAAATGAGAATGGTGTTGACGAACAGGACATTGTTCGTGTTTGGTATATCGCAGAGAAACTAGAGAAGCGTCGGATGCTCAATATCGTAGGAACTGCCCAATCAGATCTTTCCGATGATGAGAAACCCGCACTACCAAATGTATATGCTAATCTACATCATATTCATCGCAATGATCTTGAACGGGATTCATACATCTATAAGAGCAAGTTTGCCTCAAATAAATCATATCAAACAATAATGAAAACAAATATGCTTGCAGTCGCCGACTACTTTATTCTTTAGGATAGATTATGGAATCTGCATCAGAGAAAATGTTAAAGGCGTTTGTTGACCTATGTGAGACTTTAGTTTCAGAAGCATATGTGATTACAGATGGCAGGTCGGTACTGACTGCCACTCTTGATCATGCAGTAGCATCTAAACTTTGCGACATGATGATAAAGCAATCTAACAATAAGAATTGGAAAGTCGCAACATTGAATGGTTTAGCACAGTACGCTTTTAAAAATGGTTACGCCGCTGGTAAGGAAGCATCTACGGATGGACTTGTACCAGACCTACGAGGAGACACAGATGGAAAAGATTCGGAACTTCGGGAGCGTGAGATTCAACACGAAGAAGAGTCAGATTGAATACACCCACTTTGTAAAAGATACAAAGGGTGAATGGCATAAAGAACATGCACAACAATACATCAAGAACGATGTATACATTCCTAATTCTGAGGCAGTGGCATTAGTTCGGCAAGGTAAGAATCCGAATCTTCACCAAGACCTCTTTGGTAATCCTATCCTCGTTAGTGTTTCAACTGATTTCTACGATAAGAATCCACCAGAACCAATCCGTCAATCTAAAGTAAAGTTCGGATCTGATATATCCCCTACCGTAAAGTTCCTTGCTGAAAATTTTGAATTTGATGCTGAGAATGATGAACTTCCACCTCTACGTGTACATTACATGGATATCGAAACTCGTGTTGATGACAAGGGGTTTCTGGTTGGTTGGAATGTCGGACCAGATCGTTCGGGTAAGCGTGGTGGTGTCACCTTGATCTCGTCATACGATAGCGTCACTGCGAAGACTACCATCTTCGGAGTCGAACCATACACAGAAACCACAGTTCCACTCCCATCAGACACAACTTACATTTGGTGTAAGGATGAACGTGGCGTCTTGCGCGAGTACATGAAGTATCTCAAGAGCACTGACCCAGATATTATCTCAGGTTGGAACGTTGCTGATTATGATATTCCATACATCGCCAATCGTTTAGTATATTGCTTTGGTCCTAAGTCGCTTTGGCACTTTGGTAATGGTAGTATTTGGATTGATAACAATAAGCGACGATTCAAATCTAATGGTATCAATATCATCGACTACATGGTTATCTATAAGAAGTTTGAACTTAAACCCCGCCGATCATACTCTCTCGATAATATTACAATCGAAGAGGGTGTCACTGTTGATGGTGAAGGTAAGCATAAGTTTAAAGGATCATTCCGAGAATTCTATGAAAATGACTGGAATGGATTTGTACGCTACTGTACACAAGATGCTAAACTTGTTTATGAACTAGACAAGAAGAAGGAATTGATGCAAACCTTCATCATGTGTTGTTACATGGCGGGTATCAGTTTCAGTGAAGCGATTGCACAAGACGTATCGTGGATGCGTATTCATGATGCTGCCATCTATCGTTTTTGTAAAGATCTGGGTAAGGAACTACCCGATAAGAAAGAAGTGCCTGAGGACGTAGGTAAGTTCGCTGGCGCTTATGTCATGAATCCAAAACCTGGCGTATATGACTACGTCACAGTATTTGATGTTGCCAGTCTATATCCTTCATGTATTCGTGCACTTAACATTTCTATTGAAGCATACCGTGGTCAATTGCTACGTGGTGATGTTGTTGGACAGATGGGACCGTTTCAAGTTAAGTTCTATCAACCTCTATGGTTGTCGCTAGAAGATTACGAGACTGATCTCCTAGAGATGCACAACAAGACCAGTCCTGATCAAGTGGATCCATATCAAGGTAAACCAATTATTCACAACTATGCTACGTTTGCTGAGTTGAAAGCGTGCCTAGAGCAATATAATTACTGCATCGCTGCGAACGGTGCTGTATTCACCAAAGAATTGCGAGGTGTCATCCCTTCTCTATTGGATGAGTGGATTGCGATTCGTAAAAAGAATAAGAATTTGTACTTTGAATACAAGCAGAAGTTTCAACAGACTGGAGATAAGAAGTATAAGTCTCTTTCTGACCGTTACAACACCATCCAGATGGTCTATAAAATTCGTCTGAATAGTTTGTATGGGTTTGTAGGTACTAAGTATTCTCGTTTTTATCACACTGACCTTGCGGAAGCGGTTACTGCCACTGGACAATATGTAATCAAATCCACAATCGAAGCGCTACGTCGCAAGAATCCAATGTATGCTGCAATGTATTGTGATACAGACTCGGTCTTTATTCACTATGGTCAAATCCTTCGATCTATGGGAATTGACACATCAGATGAGAATAAGGAAGAATGTGTTCGTACTTGTATCGAGATTGATAAAGAAATCAAGGGAGTTATTGATGAGAACCTAGAGTTGATCTGTGGTGATATTATGCTTACACCAAACATGTATAAGTTTGAGACTGAAGAAGTAATTTCTAGAATGCTTCTCCCATCTAAGAAAAAGTATATTGCTAGAATTGTTTATGATAAGACCACCGGTCAATACCCAACTGATGATTTTACTATTAAGGGTATGGAGTTTAAGAAGTCTAATCTTTCAACACCAATCAAAAAATTCCTTAAAGACATGACCATTCGTATTATGGATGGTGAGAGTGAGGCAGATGTTACAAGAGTTCTTCGCGATAAATTCAACGAGATGCCAAACATGCCTATTGATGATATTGCATATGCCCAGGGCGTACGTAACATTGAGAAGTACTCCAGATCTGCCAATATTATTATCAACAGTCATAAGGATGCGCTGGCATATTTTCCACCGAAGTGTCCTTATCATGTAGCAGGGGCGATTGCGCTTAATGCTCTTATCGATTTTGATCCAGAACTACGCAACATGAATAAGGTTTCTGAAGGTGAGAAGGGAAAACTTGTTTTTGTCTGCCCTACAAATATCCTTGGTGTCAAGGCAATCACTCTTGCGGGTAGCGTGGATTGGAATCCTAAATTGTATGAATACTTTAAATTAGACGTTGAATATATGTTTAATCGTTTGTTCCTGGGTCCACTACAACCTACGTTTGATGCCCTTAATTTCAAAATAACTATGGATAGTATCCTAGGTTATAAGTTTCTGAACAAAGATAATACATATGTACAACCATGTTTATTTTAAAAGTTCTTGACAATTCGTACATTAGTGGTATAATGATAAGACATTAGGAGATATTGATGAATGAAATGAGTCATTTAGATATTCTAACGATTATGTATTTCTATTCTAAAAACTTTCACGCCTACATGTTGCGTATTGAACCAGCATTCTTTCCAGAAAATATGCAGACATTTTTCGACATCCTACGGACATATTATAAAACATATGGTAAGGTGCCGCCAAAGAGTGCTATGGAGTTGGAATGCGACGGTGACGAAAAGACTCAGATCTCCGCTCTATATGATCAGGTGTTTAATAATGTAGAGATGGTCAAGCATTACGCTCATGATTTTATTCGTGACAAATTTGATGCGTTTGCAAAGAAGAACTTCCTAAAGAAGTTTCTCGTCAACAGTTATGATCTATTCGAACAGGGAAACTACGATAAAATCATCGAGACAGTTGGTAGTCTTCGCGAATCGATTATCGATAATGATCTCGGTACAGAATATCATGATCCAGAATTTATTAAGAATCGATATGATTCTGAGAAGATTGGATCCACCATGCCTTCTGGATTCCAACAATTCGACGAAACTTTTCAGGGATGGCACAATAAATCACTGAATATTATTGCTGGACCTGCAAACTCTGGTAAGACCATGTGGTTGATTAATGTTGTTAAGAATAGATTACTTTCGAGTGGAACTGTTCCTAATCGTATCTTATATATTACTTTGGAGATTGATAAAGAACAAGTTGGACGCAGGATCGACTCATCTATTTCGGGACTACCTTCTAGTGAATTATGGAAGGTTCGCCCAGGAGAATTCCGTGAGATCATCGCCGCATCCCGTGACACTCTTGGAAATAGAGTTATGATCAAAGAGATGCCAGGATACAAAACTACTCCTGCAGACATTGAAGCGTGTATGCGTAATTTGGAAGTTGTAAGTGATGGTGAACTTAAACCTAACCTAGTGATTATCGATTACCTAGGTCTCATGTCACCATCGATTGTTACAAAGAATATGGGTTTGTATGAAAAGGGTTTGAGTATTGCAGTAGAACTACGGTCCCTTGCTCAACAATACAATGTTCCATTTGTAGTTGCAGCACAAACAAACAGAAGTAGTTTTCAAGACCGTGCCGGTATGGACAGTATTGCTGACTCAATTGGTATTTCACAGACAGCAGACCTGATGATGACCATTAATAGAAACGAACAGTTAGACACAGACAATCAAGTTGAAGTTTACCTTGCAAAGTCACGATTCTGTAAGAATGGTTTAAAATATGTTTTTAGTGTAGACTACGAATCAATGCAAGTGAATGATATCATTGGAAGTATAAAAGACGAATCACTGGAAGAGGATATCACATGATAACATTTAAGTATGTCGAGATGCGCAATTTCATGTCGGTGGGAAATAACTGGTTGAGGTTTGATTATACAACCGGACTGACATATGTGTATGGTGAGAACCATGATGTCTCAGCACAAAACAACATGACTCTTATCTCTAATGGATCTGGTAAAAGTGTAGTGTTGGTTGACGCTCCACTCTTCGCCCTGTATGGTAGAACGCAACGAAGAATCAAGCGGATTGAGACAATCAATATTCAGAACGGTTGTGATTGTGAAGTCAAATTGTGTTTTGATAAAGATGGTGTTGAGTATATTATTGAACGAGGTATGAAACCCGACAAGATTGTGATTATTAAGAATGGTCAACCAGAAAATGAAGAAGCAAAGAAGCGCATAGCAAATAAAGTAATTGAAGATGAGATTCTAGACGGTATCTCGTATGAGGTATTTAAAAATTTGATTGTGCTTAACGGTACATCGAGTAAACATTTCTTTGAATATGGTAAGAATGAAAAGCGGATATTCATCAACGAAGTCTTCCGTCTAGGATTTCTTGACTATCTACAATGTCAATTAACTGATGAAGTGAAAGTCCTACGTAATGAGTTGGATAAAGCAGACATTCAGAAGGAATCTAAGGAGAAGGAGATTGAACGTCTCAAGTCTCTACACGAAGCGCAAGTGAATGGCGAGGTATACGATTATACCACAGATCTTCAAAATAAGATTGTTGAAGAGAATAATAAGATAACACAAGCGCAGAATATGCTTTTGGAGATCGAGAACACTGTCTTCGACGGTGATGTTCTGAATTATCAAAAGAAGTGTGATATTGCTACACAAAAGATCCGCGAGACTAATGACGAGATCATCCGTCTCAACACATCTATCAATAACCTTCGTACCCAGTATACCAAACTGAAAGACGATTTCAACAAGATCGCCAATGAAAGTGTATGCTCACACTGTACTCAAGTGATTCCTGAGACACTCAAACAATCTCTTTTTGAGAAGTTGAATTCTCAGGGAGCAGAGATTACCCAAGTAGCAAAGGGTATGAAGACACAGAAGGAACAACTTGATCAACGTATTATAAAGATGCAGGGGTGGTTATCTACTGCCAGAACTTCTCTCGACACACATCGTGTAACGACTCAGGGGATGGCAACATCTACAACATTGATGCAGGAGTATCAAACTCAACTTCAAAACTCTGCAGACCCTGCCAAGAATATAGATAAGATTAGGGAAGAGATTGAAATCGCAACGAACGAGTTAGCAGTAATCACTAATACTGTGAACACTACGTGTCGTGAATATAAACTTTTGAAAGTGAGTCGAGACCTTGTAGGTGGTAAGAACTTCTATGGTTATTATATTGGTGTCTTCCGTACGTACTTAAATAAGGCAATCAATGAGTATCTAGAGAAGATGGTAAGTCCCCACCGTATCCGTTTCAATAACAATCTAGAAGCGGATGTGTTTGATGGAGATATGGGTATCCATAGTTACGATAATCTATCAACTGGTGAGAAGTCAAAGATTAATATCGCCCTACTACTATCATTCTTTGATGTACTTCATTCGTTTCATCGCTTAGAAACATCACTACTGGTTTTAGATGAAGTCCTAGATACAGGTATTGATAGCGTTGGTATTGAGATGCTTCATGGTATCCTGAAAGAAAAGATCGAGATGAATCCTCATTTGGGTATCTATGTTGTTTCTCATAAGAACTCAGAGAATACATTCGCTGAGAAAGAAGGTATTGGTAAAGTAGTTTTTGAACGCCGCATGGGGTTCACAACACTTAAGGAGTAGTAATGGATATGTATGTTAATAGAAAATTAGGAACACCCATAAGCATGGTTGATACTGGAGATCTATTTGTCTTTGTAGATGACGCTTATGCTCCTGGTGTATTTATGAAGATCAATGCGAGACCTATGCTTGTATCACAAACATCAGATCAAGTGTTGGTTGTTAAGATCGCCAACGAGGTAACTCCAAATGTAATACCGGATAAAACAGAATCCTGCTCCATGTGTGGTTCCGTCCGAGAGGTCGACATGAGTGAACGCGCTTTCGTGCTTGCAACAACCGCCCCAATAAAGATGTGTTTGAAATCTACTAATGCTTAAATTAAAACGTGTACATGCTCAGAAGTATAAAATCGGTGGCGACCTGATCCTTCGAGATGAAGTCTTGAAGCGCTTGGTATGGAAACACGCCAAGCATCAGAAGGGATATCTATTCACTCAGGCATATAAGAGTGGTCGGTGGAACGGTCGTATCCAGACTTATAAACCAACCGCCATCCGCGCTGGGTTCCTACAAGAGACGATAGATTATCTGGATGCTAATAATGTTGAGTGGGAATGGGAAAATAAATCTGAAGCATTCACACCCGACTATACTTACGATGAATTTTATAAGTTCTGCACCAATCTTATTGAGGCAGTTAAACCTTCATTCTCTAAGAAACACAACATTGATTTAGAAGTAAGAGACTATCAGATTGATGCTGCATGGAAATTTCTATCTCAACATATAGGTATTGCATTGCACGCTACAAGTGCCGGCAAGTCTCTGACTATTGCATTCATCCTAGGATTCTTGTTTTATAAGAATATAATCAAGAAGGCAGTCATCATGGTCCCTCTACAGAGTTTAGTCACTCAGTTTTATAGAGACCTAATAGACTTCGGTTTTAAAGAAAACTTTGTAGGCAAACTATACTCAGGGTCCAAACAAACTACACGCCCGATAACAATTGCTATGAATAACTCTACACATAACATGTTGGATACTCTAGAAGAGACAGAGTTTTTTGATAAGGTTGATCTTGTTATTTGTGACGAGGTTCATCGTGCTGCATCTAAAACTGTGATTGAGTCTGTAGAGCGTTACCATAACGCCAAGTACTTTTTTGGATGCACCGGTACGCTTCCAGAAGACGAACTCAATAAAGAAATTGTTCACTCGCTCTTTGGTAACGTGTTGGATAGTCGTAAACTCAAGGAACTGAGAGAAGAATATGATGCTGTATCAAATGTTAAAGTTGGTATTCTGAATTTCTCTTATGGTATTAAGGGATTGAGAAGTCGTGCTAAGTGTGGCGATTCAACAATGGATTGGCACGAAGAAGTAGAATTCCTCCAATCCGACTTCGAGTTTCGTAATCCTTATATCATCAACACACTTGTCAATAATTTCAATAAGGGTAAGAAGATCGTCGCCCTTGTTAAAAATATCGAATATGGTTTGAAGATGTACCACAAGATCACAGAAGCAGTAGATAAGAAATCTAGGAAGATGGTCTTCTGGATGGATGGGTCCATGAAATTATCAGATCGAGATGCAATCATTAAGAAATGCAAGAAATCCAAAAGTCCTTATGTCATCGTGACGAATTTTCAGATCTTCTCAACAGGAGTAAATATTCCAAACATCGATGTTGTTGCTATGATTGATGCTGGGAAAAGTAAGATTAACGTAGCGCAAACGATTGGTAGAGGCGTTAGAAAGTCACAGGATAAGGTTGATGTATTGATTTTAGACTGCTCATGTGATTTAAAGTATGGATCCCGCCATGGTCGTACCCGAAAGAAACTCTATGCCGAAGAGGGGTTTATGGTAATGGAGAAGGATATTTATCGAGACGGAGATCTAAAGATGAGGAAAAACTTTGATTCACTACGTAAATAGATAGAAAGGAGATTATATGAATATCTATCTTTATATACACATCCTATATTTATACATACCTGAGATCTGTGCACTAGCGCAGATTTTTTAATATGTCTTGACAAATACCCTATCGCCTGATATACTATAGGTGAAAGGTTTTCTTATGAGAAGAAAGAATAAGACGAATATAAAAGAGTTGTCGTTTGTTGAATATGCAGAACTTTTTCTTCAAATTGTCCCTAAAGTTGAAAAAGTTGACAGTGTAACATATCGTGGACGATGTCCTATTTGTGGCGACTCAAAAAAGGATATTCATAAAAAGCGTTTTTATCTACTTAAGGAGCGAGGGCGTTTTCCCAATGCCGTCAAGTGTCACAACTGTGGATATAAAACAAGTGCTTGTCATTTCTTTCAAGAGTATGCACCTGAGGAAATGAAGAAGAGATCTAAATCTTGGAGTGAACGTGACTTAAGTGATATCAAAAAATTGAGTGAGGAAGGTTCGTTATTCAAACCAAATAAGATTATTGAGGGATTTACTCCAGATGATTTTTTGGTTATGTTTGATGAAGAGTTGGTTAGGGCAAAGAAGGTTCTATGTAATTTTTTTAGAAACTACACCTACTCGATTTCTAGTAATGTAGAAGCATTGAATTATATGCGCGGACGGAACATTCCAGAACACTACATAAAAGAGATGCGTTTGTTGAAACCTGAGTACTTCGACTTCAACAAATTCAGGTATGCATACTTCCGTGAATATATCATGATGCCATTTATCGATCTGGAGGATAACTTACCATACTACTTTCACTCCAGGCGATACTTGAATCTCAATACGAAGATGGCACCATACCTAGCATGTCCTTATCGCCCTGAAGAAGTAGACGTTAATTTCTTCATGAATGAACTGCGCGTCACAACAGACGAACCAATCATTGTTGTGGAAGGAACGTTAGATTCCATGCATCTTCACAACAGCATCGCGATGAATGGTATCCATAAGATCACAGAAGAACAGATCAAGAAATTTGAACATAGATATGGTACTAATATAATATATGCTCTAGACAATGAACTGATTGATAGAGACTCGAAGAAAAAGTCTACAGAACTTCTGCGATTAAATAAGAACGTTTTTCTTTGGAGAGAATTAGCAAAGGAGTTGCCGATTGCGGCAGAGATAAAAGATTTCAATAAACTATGTTGTGTCGCTGGTAGGTATGAGATACCCACAGAAACAATTTTGCGGAACACTAGATCAAATGTGGGAGCACTACTTTAGGAGTTTACAATGTCACCATTCACACAAAAGATGAATCAAGAAATAGATTTACAGATGAATAATGAGTTTACATCGTACCAATCGAATAAACAACAGATTGCAGAGTCTGTAAATAAGATAAATGTTCTTTTGACAAAGATGAAACAGTTAAAGGAGTCTGTTGTCATTAAGGTTACAGGATTAAATCCTAGTGACATTGGTATTGATAAGAAGCGCTTGATCGGAGAAATGCAAGAATCAATGGTTCTTCATTCGAATATTATAGAAGACATATTCAACTTGAAGCAGGTTCAAGAAAAGATGAAGGTTATGCTTAATGGTTTGGTTGGTATTCTACACCACAACCTGAAATTCCAGAATCAATATAACCTTCGACCAGGAAAAGAACTTGACACTTATATTGCGAAGGAACCATCTTACAATACAATCAACATTGAAATTCGAAACGTACAAAACATGATTGAGCGTAGTTCTGAACTCTCCGGTATTATGAAACAGAAAATTGGATTCATCCGAGACCTAACAAAGCAACGCACACAGGAAATGTTCAGTGAGAAATAACAAGGCGAGTGATATGAAAATAGGAATTCCGGTACTTCAACACACTGATGATCCTCAGAATGATCAGATGTGGACAACGTTTTATGGTAATTTGGTGCATCCAGATTACTCTCATCCAGTCTTCTTTCGCCCCAACAATCAAAATGTACACTTATTCAATTGGTATAACGGGGATACGGTTTACATTATAGCACGGGGACCAAGCATTGGTAAGTATTTGGAAGACAAAGAAACTTGTAAGTTGTTGTCACATCCATCTATATGTAAATTTGGAATGAATTCGAGTCCCGAGATTATAGATTATAATGTGAATCTTTGGGCAGGAGTTGATAAACTAACCAAATTCCCTGCCGCAATTTATAAGAATCCAAACATTATGAAGTTTGTTCCTATGAATAGATTTCAAGTAATGAATGATGGATCCAAGAATCAGGACAGAGATAAAGCAGTTGCCTACAAAGATGGGCAGAATGTTTACATCGGGCACTGTCCAAATGTATGTGGTATACAGACATTTTTATTGGAGCAGCACCCAAATACCAGAATGAATTTCTCAAGCGCTTACCTGGGATCTACGGCATGTCTGTATGGATATTATAAGGGTATGAAGAGTGTGTTCTTATTCACTCTAAAGACATGTATTCTACTGGGATTCAAGAAAATTGTCCTATTAGGTGTTGATTTCACCATGAGTAACGATCAACCATACTACAAACAGACCGCATCAGATTATCAAGGGTTCCATGTAGACCATAATAATAAACTATACACCACTCTAAGTCCTCTAATCAAAGATATATACAAGTGTTTGGAGTCTGGAGAGTCTGGTTACAAAACAAAAATTGTCACAGCAACTCCTATAGCATCAATGCCTTTCATCGAATCTATAAATTTAAAGAGAGAATTGAAGGATGAGATAGATAGAAAGTCCTAAATACTATCACACACGTTATAATTGATCAGGAGATACAACATATGGATACACAAGATAAAGAAGCACATCAATGCCCAACATGTGGGCAAGTAATGAAGATAGACCAAACTGGTAAATCTTTTTGTGAGACATGCCAAAAGACCACACCTCAAAAAGAACTTTATGAAGAAGCGTTTTTTGACTTGAAAGAATATCAAAAATAGGTATAATAGGTTAGTTGGAATACTAGAAATTCTATAATCACATTATAGGACAAGGATATAATATGTCAATTAAAGCGTTAGCTGAATATACACGTATTGCGAAGTATGCAAAATATCTGCCAGACGACAAGAGACGAGAGACTTGGCAAGAGCAAGTACAACGAGTTTTTAATATGCATCGTGAATACTATAGTGATATTTTAGAGAACAACGAAGAGTTCCAAGAGATGATTTCCTTCGCCGAGAAGATGGTATTGCGAAAGCGTATTCTTGGTAGTCAACGTGCATTACAATTTGGTGGAGAACCAATCCTTAAGAAAAATGAGCGATTGTATAATTGCAGCGCGACGTACGTGGATCGTCCAAGAGTGTTTCAAGAGGCAATGTTTCTTCTACTCTGTGGATGTGGTGTAGGTTTCTCTATACAAACACATCACGTTGATAAACTCCCCAAGATTACCCAACCAACTAAAGGTGAAAAGATATACGTCATTCCAGATACAATTGAAGGATGGGCAGATTCATGTGGTGTTATCATGTCTTCTTTCTTTGATACAGATGATACACCATTCCCAGACTACCGAGGATATGATGTAACGTTTGACTTTTCAAAGATCCGTCCAGCGGGGGCACCTCTATCAAGTGGATCCAAAGCACCAGGACCGGATGGATTACGTGACGCATTGGTTAATGTAAAGAAAATTCTATTGACATGTACGTGTAGCAAACTTAAACCTATCCATGCTTATGATATTCTTATGCATTTTTCAAATGCCGTACTATCGGGTGGTGTGCGTAGGTCTGCAACTATCTGTCTGTTCAGTCCTGATGATCTTGAGATGGCGACTGCAAAGATTGGTGATTGGTTTATTGAAAACCCCCAGAGAGCAAGATCTAATAATAGTGCATTGTTGATCCGAAATAAAACAACAAAAGAAGAATTCAAGAATCTAATGGAGAATGTAAAAGAGTTTGGTGAACCAGGATTTGTATGGGCAGATGATGAGGAAGCACTATTCAATCCCTGCTGTGAAATTGGACTCTATGGTTACGATGAAGAGGGGAACAGCGGAGTATCGTTCTGTAACCTATGTGAAATCAATATGAAGAAAACCCCAACAGAATCAGACTTTTATGACTCATGTAAGGCGGCAGCGATTCTAGGAACTCTACAAGCGGGTTATACTTCATTTCCATATCTCGGAGAAGTAACTGAGAACATTGTTAAGCGAGAAGCACTACTTGGAATCTCTATGACTGGTATGATGGACACGCCAGAAATTTCATTTAATCCTAAGATCCAACGTCAAGGTGCCAGAATGGTTAAAGCAGTCAATGAAAAGATCGCAAACATGATTGGGATCAATCCTGCAGCAAGATTGACCTGTGTTAAACCATCTGGATCATCTAGTTGCATTCTAGGAACCGCATCTGGTATTCATCCTCATCATTCATCCAGATACATTCGTAGAGTCCAGGCAAATAAGATTGAAGATCCTGTACAACACTTTATCAATCAGAATCCGGTAGCAGTAACACAGAGCGTATGGAACGATACAGATTACATCATCAGTTTCGTGTGTGAGATCGCCCCAGGAGCGAAAGCAAAGAATCATCTATCTGCTATCGAGATGTTAGAGAATGTAAAATTGACACAGAACAATTGGGTACGGTCTGGTACTGTAGAATCTCGCTGCATGCAACCTTGGTCTATTCACAATGTATCTAATACAATTACCGTTAAAGATGATGAGTGGATGGATGTTACTAATTTCATCTGGAATAACCGTAAACACTTTTCCGGAATCTCACTACTACCATTTAGCGGCGACAAGGATTATCCACAAGCACCATTCGTATCTGTATTCACAGAGCGGGAAATTGTTCAAGAGTATGGAGCAGGTTCTTTATTTGCAGGAGGATTGATTGAGTATGCAATCGTAGCGTTCGCCGATAACCTATGGGAAGCATGTGATTATCTTTTGGGAATCAACGTAGGAGAAACAACCACAGAAGAACGGGAAGAGTTTAAGAGTAAGTGTGAGAAGTTTGCAAACAAATACTTGGATGGAAATTTGAAGAAGTTGACATATCTTATGAAGGATGTTTATAACCGTAAGTTTTTCTTGGATCTACAAAGAGATTATAAGGAAGTAGATTGGTCAACGATGATAGAAGAAAAAGACAATGTGGACTTTGGATCTATCAGCGCATGTTCAGGAGGATCTTGTGAACTTGGGAAACTAGGTGAAGCAATGAAAGAGAAACTTAATAAAGATCGCCTATAATTAAAACAATATGAAATGGATAGGTTGAAATATACCTATCCATTATTGTCTAAAAAGAACTTGACATTGGGAGAATATAATGTATAATAGGACTATTACAATGCAAGACTCTACAAGAGTTAAGTTATACATGACTAAGCACCGAATTGAGAATGATACAAATTGTTCGGATGCTTATGCTAGAATCTATAATAATTCGTTGCGTAGAAATTATCGGACGTGGTTGCGTGTTGAATCTTTTTTAAAGGGATTTTATGACCAACGAAGAGATGGAAGAATATTTGCTGCAATTGGTATCGTCTGGCGACTTGCTTTCCGGACAGGTAAGAAACTTGCTGCATGGAAATCTACGCTCATCTCATGCTTTCATTCCAACAATAGATAATACAATA